TTATATCCGTAATCGTTGAGCATAGTTTATGAACCAACTATGGGCTAACAAGTACCGACCACAGACCTTTGATGAGTTGGTGGGCGGTGCTAAGGAGCTAGAGTATCTTACTCATAATATGCAACACCTACTATTACATAGCAGGGGGGCGGGTCGAGGTAAGACCACACTAGCTCATGTCATAGCTAAAGAGTTAGACTACACCATACACACATTCAATGCTTCGTCTAAAAAGACTAGGGGTATAGCATTTGTAGAGGAGGAGCTTATACCACTTACCGGCTCTGGGAACCACAGTCAAATAATACTGCTGGATGAGGCAGACCAACTTACACCAGAAGCACAGTCGGCTCTCAAGGGTGTTATCGAAAACGCACACGGTTACTTCATACTAGCGTGTAATGATATCAGTAAAGTAAGTGATTGGATTAAGTCAAGGTGTTTGCAGATACACTTCTTACCCATAGACAAAGAGGCCATGAAAGGAAGGTTGGAATATATTTGTGGGGCAGAAGGTGTAACCATAACATACTCGCAACTCAATCTAATTTGTGAAGCGCACGAAGGCGACCTAAGAAATGCTATCAATGCTCTACAAGCGTTTGCCTCTATCGAACCAGACGATGCAGACTCAGCACACGACTTCCTTCTCTCTCTTACTGAAAGAAACTTTAACACAAAAGTATTCCTTACACTATGTATAAATGATAAAGACTTTGATACTTCTTTAAAGATGTTAGATGGGGATATCAGAAAGATAGTAAGGAAGGTTATGCAAACCACCATAGATGAAGGGACTAATAGAACAGACGTTAAACTCCAAGTCGTTGATGCAAGTATCACGGCAGAAAGAGATATCATAGACGGTGTTGATGAGGATATTGTCAAGGCTAACTATGTAAGGATGATGATAACGTAATGTTTATATCCGTGAAAAAATGCGAAAGAAATGTAACAGGTGACAAAAATGAGTGACGATATGTTGAACAATATAGCCAAGACACTGAATGTCGCACCCGATGTGGTGCGAGCGAGGGCCGATGAGGTTCTTGCAGAACAGGGACCAGCATGGAAGAATGCAGGTCGCTCGGACGAGGATTGCTTCATCCTCGCTCTTAGAGTAGCAGGTAGGAACATAACCTCTGAAAATGCTAGGATGCGCCGAGCAGGTGCAGACACATACGAGGGTATGTTTATCTCTGTACCACGCCCGAAGGAGTGGGGTAAGATTCTATACAACAAGATGAAGAACCAGATGATTTCAGCACCACAGGAAGTTAGGATGGCTCTAGTGAATAGTGGTTCTGTCATTCTATTTGAGGACAATCACGATGGCTCATATACCAGACTCTCCGCTGAGATGTTTGGCTTCGGTGCAGAGAGCGACGTATCAGCTCTACCAAACCACACCATGCAACTAGATGCTAACACACACTTCTACGTTGTGTGGGACAAGAACAACCCAACATTCCCTAGTGGAGATGCAAACTTCAAGTACGGTGCGCCTCGACCACAGGATGAGAGAGAGAGGACTTGCTTGTTCTACGGACGAAAGCATGGCGACAACGAGCTATCGCTAATCAAGGTCAGCGGTAGTGGTAAGTCAGCAGACAGACAATTCCCCACCTTCACTCCACTAAACATACCACTAAAGACAGGTAGAAACGGAAGGTGTTACATAAACGCTGATGTATCTATACCTACAATAAACCCAGATTTGGCAAACATTTTCAGTGGTTCACCTCTAGATATTATCGGTGGGTTGATTGGCGATGACAATATGCTACCTAACCTATCGGCTCTTAGGCAGTATTACGATACACACAACGGTACTGACGGTTGGTGGGACAGGACTTGTGCCACTGTTACAGAAGTGATACACATAGACCCAAGAGATAAGGGCGGTGCTATCCTAGTATGTGGTGACATTGACATCACATCTATGGCAGGTACGATAGATGTCTATTGCGACGAGATTCCATCCTTCGGTGTGGGTACTAAGCTACTCATACACGGACAGGCTTGGAGAAGTAGGGAAGATGAGGACCGCATGACCGTAAATGGTTGGTGGGCTTTTGATGAAGTGCAACAGATGGTCACACCCGACTTCACTGATGAGCCAGTAAGCGAAGGGTGGGAAGCGTAGATGGAAAGGAGTTGGAAGGCTCTAGGTGAGTTTGTTCTTGTGACAAAGCACGAAGAAGTCAGCGACTACGGCCTAGTAATTGATGCGCCTTTTGTCGTTCTAAGTGTCGGTGGGTTCGTTCCCGTCGAGCTTTACCAAGCAGATATAGTTAGCTTAAATGTAAATCCTACAGAGCTAAACAAGGTAGAGCCTTCCAACCCTACATCGCCACTCATGGCACATTACAGTGCCATAGGTGCGGTGTTATCCGGTGAAGAAGTAGAGTTGTTGGAGGTATAATTATGGAAACAATAATTACAGGAGCAGAAGCAAGAAGTAAGCTACTCAAGGGTGTTAATAAGTTGGCTTCATCCGTGAAGGGTACATTCGGACCCCAAGCTAGAACAGTCATCGTACAGAACCCTATGGGTATGCCCGTCATTCTAAATGACGGCGTTACCATAGCTAGAGCAGTAACCGACCCAGACCCGTATGTACAGATGGGTATTGACCTTCTCAAAGAAGTTGCTTCCGAAGCACAGGAAAAGTCTGGTGATGGTACTACAGGGGCTACATTGATAGCACAGACATTGTGTAATGGTTCTCTTACTCTTATGGAGAACGGTACATCACCTTTAGTAATACGTGATGGTTTGAGGGATTGTCTAGAAGATGTCACAGAATACATCAAGAAGCATACGATAAGTGATTTCGACCTAGTAGATGTTGCTACCATAGCATCTAACAATGACCGAGATTTAGGTACTTTGATAGCTGATGTAGTGAAGACTGGTGGTGGTATCACTATAGAGAAGTCACCTACACATGAAACCTATGTCAGAACGAGTAATGGTCTAGAGATAAACTCTGGTATGATTCATACTCTCATGGCTAACTCTGGTAAGGGGAGGTGTAACTTTTCAAACCCACTAATACTAACTACTACTGAGCGTATAGAGAGCTTCAATATGTTAGTACCGGCGTTAGAAACAAGCATACAGGAAGGAAGACCATTGGTTGTCTTCTGTCCCGACGTTAATCCACAAATGCTACAGAATCTTTTGGTGAATATAGTACAGGGTAAAGTATCTGTTTGTATCGTAAAAGTACCCGGTATGGCACAACAACAACAAGAGTGGTTGGAAGACATCAGTGCCTTCACAGGTAGTAAATTATTCAAGACATCTTTAAATGAGTCTATCATAAAGACTACTAGCGAGGAGCTAGGGGAGTGTGAGAAGTTACACTCAGCTTCTAATAGCACTACTATCGTAGGGCGGGTATATCCTACGACCCATGTACTAGAGCTGACAGAAGCGTTAGACGAAGAAGAAAACGACTGGGTAAAGGAGCAGACACAGAACAGGATAGACCGTATGACTACAGGCATCTCCACGATTTACGTTGGGGGTGCTTCTGATGTTGAGCAGGTAGAAACTAAGGAGAGAGTAGATGATGCGGTCAATGCTTGTAAGCTCGCTCTTGAGTCCGGCGTTGTCGTCGGCGGAGGCGCAACACTATGGCGTTATGCTCAAGATATGCAGACGACGGTTCCACTAGCAACAGATGTTAGATTGTTGTTCAAGAAGGCTATGGAAACGCCACTGAAAACTATCGTAGAAAACGCTGGTGCTGACTTAGAATTTTACAGGATAGGGTTTGATGGATGGCGACAACTTAAGGAAGGTAGCTTCCTTTACGTTTGCGGTAAAACTGGTGAGTTAGAGGATGCTAAGAAGGACGGTGTTCTTGACCCAATGCAGGTAGTATTGAACAGTGTAGAGAGTGCAGTATCAATAGCGGCCTTGGTCTTGATGACTGATTGTGCTATCATAGCACCAACCGAGTAGTTTATAACCATAATAATTTGAGGGATAGATATGAGCTGGGGAACACAAGCACAGACAAAAGAAACAAAGACGACAAAGACTGTTGAGCCTACGACTAGATTCGATGAGGCTTACTACAGGGAGTTATTCACAAACAACTCAATGAATGCCGTGACACATAGATGTGCTTTCGTTGGTCATGAGAACACCGCTAAGACCGGCCTTGCTCTTTCTCTATTAGACAAAGAGATTAACGATGGTAAGACTATCTATATCTTTGATGTAGATAACTCAGCAAAGTCTACTGTAGACTACGTGTACCCTAACAAAGATAACATTGTGGTGCTTCCGCTTCACGATGAAACTGATGAGTCAATCTTTGATGAGGACAATAACGTAGACTACAAGGCGTTGTTAGATAAGACATCATACTATGTGAATATTCTAGCCAACATAGTAAAGGACTCACCGGAGAGTATCGGTGGTGTTATCTTTGACGGTGGTTCTACTTTCCTAAAGTGGTGCGAACACGCTATGAGGGCTTCGTTACTAGCTAGGGGTATCATAGACGAGGAAGGTGATACCTTCAATCAGAAGGAGTGGAGAGAGCGCAACAGACTCTACAGGAATATCCTATCACGACTACACAGTTTGAACGTGGCTAAGGTGTATTTTACTTTCCACCTAAAGCCAGTGTCCCAGTATATGGATGACGGTACAGGTAAGAAGGTACTCATGACTGTAGGGTTTAGACCAGAGTGGGAGAAGGGAACCATGAGAAAGTTTTCTCAGCAGGTATTCCTATCTCGCTACATGAAGAAGTCAGACCCAGCGGCAGGTGTCGAAGGTGATAGAAACCTACAAGACGGTGAGTGGGTTGTAAGAGCCACTATCGAGGAGATGAAGGGTAACAACATAGAGAAGGTTGGTAGCACACACGATGTTCTTCGTGTAAAGAATGGCAACGTAGAGTGGTACGGGCTTCCTTTCATGGTAGAGTGATTAGGTTGATAACAGTAGAAACAGACTCTCTGAAATGGCTTTTAAATCTAGCTCAGAGGAAACAAACTATTGACGGTAAAAGTATCTCACAGGTACATAGTGTTATCCTAAAAGCAAGTGAGGGTAGACTCGCCCTTCTTTCTCTAGTGAAAGACGGACAGACATCTATCATGCGTTTATCTATACCCTGTAGTGGTGAAGGGGAAGTAGTAATCACTGATATACAAACCACTCTAGGTGTCTTGAAGTATCATGGTGGTATTCTTAATATCGAACCAAAGAAAGATAAAGTTACTTTCAAATCCACCAATAAACAGACTACACTATCGGCTAGTAAAGAAGCTAAGGCCTTCCCACACAATCCAAGTAGTATAGCACAGTGGGAGGAAAAGTCCGCTATTCTTGCTAATAAGTTAAATGTTGATAACCTAACCTATACTGCTAATGACGGCTCTTTGTTAGAGTGTGCTTGGGTTTTCTCAGACTTAAACACGACAACCCTGTATGAAGCCTTTAGATGCGATTCTATGAATGGGCAGAAGTTTAACCAGTATAGGATAGAGTACGACGAACCAAAACTTATGATAAGTGTAGGTCAAGAGCTTAAAGGTAAAACTAACTCTGAAATACCAGTGATTAGGACGGGTACTATAGCACCATTTACTGCTACTTATAACGGTGGGCTTGAGCATATCTTTGCTAACCTAACTCATGACATAACCATAGGCATATGGGACTTTACCCATGCTGATATGGGTTATCCTCTGATAATATCTCTAGGAGATGGTGACTACATCTTCCAAGCATCTAATTTATAAGCGTAATATAGTAGGGATATACATGAAAAGAAAGTTTCCTTGGATGGTTTGCGAAATGTGTGGTGCTACCTTCTCGTTTGTTTTCTATGACTCTGTAGAGGAAGGAGATATATGGGAGTGTGAAAACTGTAACCATATGAAGATGGATAGAAGCGAAGTAGAGCTGGTCTGATGATTATAGAGCGTGGTCGAGGCAGAGATATTATTGTAAGAGGCCGTAACAAGGATGGTTCAAGATACGAAAAAAGTATTACTGGTTACTGGCCTTACTGCTTCGTGCGAACAGACGAAGATAAATACTTAGATACTGTAGTAAAAAGGGAAAGGGGCTACGTCGGTCTGTACGGTGAGAAACTAACCAAGATAGATTGTGCTAGTCCCTTTGACATAAAGAAAATATCCGATGAAAGGGACACATGGGAAGCCAATATACCATATACCAATCGTGTCCTATCAGACTACATAAATGACGGCAACAAACCTATAGAAAACTACAAACATAGGACATGGTATATGGATTGTGAGTGGTCGCCATCTACTAATAAACTTAGGGTAATAGTAGTTTATGATAACTTCACTGATAAAGAATATGTTTGGTTTGTCAAGCCATCAGTAGAGGGTCTTAAGGAAGGACAGGGGGAGCTACACCACAAATACGGAGAGTATGATTACGAAACACCGGCATTGGCGTTTCAGAACGAAAGGTCTATGCTTATACACTTTATCAAACACATGCGAAGACAAGACCCGGATATAATTACTGGGTGGTATGTGGTTGGTGCAGACATAAAGCAAATCATAGAGCGTTGCAGGGTGTGTGGCTTACAAGAAAACTTACTATCCCCCATGAGGCAACTAAGATACGAGTACAAAGACTGGGCGCAACCCATAGTAGGTAGAAATTGTATTGATTTGATGTTAGCAGTTTCTAAGCTATGGGAGCTAAAGAACGGTAAGCTACCTTCTTACAAGTTAGATGACGTAGCTTATGAAATATTAGGAGAAAAGAAAGTAGAGTTAGAGAAAGGTCACGATGAAACTTGGTGGGAAGACCCTGCTCTGTACGTTCATTATTGCAGACAGGACGTAAGATTGTTACCTAAGCTAGACGAAGCAGTAAATGCACTTGATTATTACACTTCCCTACAACACATCGTACAGTGTGACATACGCTCTACTCCTTTCATTACAAAGATGTTTTCGCAACTGGTTCTGACAGACCCAGATTTTGACAGGAGAATACCTACTAGGCCACAGTTTAGTAAAGTGGATTACGAAGGTGCTGATATTCTAGATGTAGAGCCGGGGGTGTATGATAACGTAGGAATACTAGATATCAAAGCGATGTATCATAGTAATGCCGCAAAGTACAACATATCTTGGGACACACTGGACCTAGAGGGTGAAGACTGTGGTAACGGTACATGTTTCACACAGGACACAAAGGGTCTTCTAGTCAGACAGATGGATAAGATGACTGAGCTACGCAACCAGTTTAAGGTAAAAATGATGGTCAGTGACGGAGCGGAGAAAAGAAAGTGGGATTGTATGCAATTTGCCGCCAAAACCATAGTAGCATCAATGTATGGTGTGTGTGGTGACGCAAAGTATGGTATGTATCACCCAGATATAGCGGCGGCTATCACATACACATCTAGACAGACTCTAGGGGAGCTAATGGTGGAGGCTACTAGGGTAGGATTCAAAGTAATATACGGACATACCGACTCGGTGTTTTGTGAGATACCATACCCCGATGATGGTATTGAGGCTATGCCGATTATAAATGAGAGAATGGCTCCTATAGAGGTAGAATTTGAAAAGTGGTGCAGTCGTCTTATCATGGTAGCTAAGAACCGGTACACAGGACGAGTGGCTTGGACCGATGGTGAGTGGCATGAACCAAACATTTACGTTAAAGGTATTGAGATGAAGCAATCACGTATGCCTCCCGTAATGAAAGAGGCTATGAAAAATACAATATCTGGTATTCTAAAAGAAGAAACAGAGGAGGCCGTCACAGAGCGTAATTTATCACTAATAACTAGCATAATGGGGGGTAAAATAGACCCAAAAGAATTATGTATGAAGGGTAAGATTGAACGTGACCTGTCTAAGTACAAGGTGTTATCTGGTTCTTCCGCAGGTGCGGCATGGGCTAACGAATTCTTAGGTAAGGGTTATCGTGCCGGTTCCTTCTTCCTAGTAACATTGAATAAAGACGGTAAGTATATTGCATTCGATGACCCCTCTGATATAGAGGGCATAACAGAGATAGGCTCAAAGCAGATGACTGATAGATTTATCATAAAGAAAATACTACCTTATTATGACTTAGCTAAGTGGGATTCTCAACCTTTATTAAATGCCAAGAATGGGTTGTCAAATATACAGTGGATATAGAATTGTTTATAACCGTGATTAGGGGTGTGAAATATATGAGTCAGAAGGCAAGTAAAGATGATGTTAAGGCGTTAGCAAGTGAGGTAACTAGAATACTACAAATTATGGGTGGCGACTTAATGAGATTACAGACTTTAGTTTATACTCATTTGGAAGAAGAAGGAAAGATAGAGAGGATAGTGTGTGCTAACTGCAAAGAGGAGTTACTAAGACCTAACATGAAGGATATAGAAAAGAGTGATATCTGTCCTCATTGTGGTGGGGATATATATGGAACAGAACAAACCACATTTGAGAATTGGGATGATGGTATTTCTGGGGAAGAAGAATGAGAGCAACACCAGAACAGGCTTCCCTGTCATCCTATAACCCCATAGGTGCTGACGTATATAGGATTAGTAAGTCATCTTTGATGGGTTACATCATGTGTCCTAGACAGTTTTACTGGCGTTACATAGCAGATATACCTAGACCACCTGCTACAGAGCAGATGATACGTGGTACTCAGATACATAACGTCATGGAAGCGGGCTTGTTACAGGGACCAGAACAGATAATACCTACTGCCATAGAGCAGGGAGTAGAGGAAGACGATGGTGTGGATTCTCTCAACCTAATGCTACACCAAATAGCCTACGATATAGGTGGTTTTGACGTAGTAGAGGCAGAGGTAAAGCACGAAGTCTTTGAGGAATTCGACGGACACCCTATAGTTTGGGTAGGTCTTATTGATGGTGTGTTAAGACACCCAGAAACAGGGGGCCTTGTGCTAGTAGAGTTAAAGACCGGTAACATGGGTATGTCTAAACTATCCAGAACAAGAAAAGAATTGGTATATTACAGTAGATTATTGGGCATGTTGGGTTATGATGAGGTAACACATTTCCTATACGTCTGCCCGGACTATGAGATACCAGAGGACGGTGGAGATAAGCTACTAAATGAGGGTAACAAGAGGGGTAAGACCATGTGGTTAGGGGTAGAACGTGGTTTTGCTTTAATGGAGCCATTCTCCAAGCGTTCCTATAATGCCTTTGAGGAATCATTATATGACACTATTGAATCTCTAACTTCCCACCAATGGCCTATGAAATGGAACGACTATTTTTGTCCTATGTGGTGTGATTTCTCACTTAACTGTGAGGCTGAATTAAACGGAATTACGGAGTGGGGCTTATGAGTAGAGCAGGTGCGTCTAAGGTGTTTGTGACATGTATTGCATGTGGCTCTAGTGACCGATGGGAAGGCTCAGAAGAAGTTTGGCGTGTGAATGGTCAAGAAGGTTCTTTACCGGAAAAACTAATTGTATGGGCCTGTGAATGTGGAAGTCAGCAGACGGAGTGATATTATGCCTCTGACTTTCCCAAGAGAGATAGGTCTTCGACGCACTCTATGTGAAAGTAGAAATGACTTCGATAGTTATATCACAAAAGTAAATGGTAAGGCATCTTGCTACACATCTCTATACTCCTTTGAGAGAAGGGATGAAAGAAGGTCTTGGAAGATGGACGTAGAATCTGTAGTGATGGATAGGGCTTGGTGGGACTTTGATATGTTAGAAGATGGAACACTTGAAGATGTCAAAAAGGATGTGGCTTCTTTGGTTTCCAAGCTGAATGGCGATGTGAGAACAGTCTTCACTGGTCGTGGGTTCCACGTACACCAATTCTTTGACACCCCCTTGAAAGGCACTATGATATCAAGGCACTTAGACAGATACCAGAGAAACATGGCTAGTGGTCTAAAGACTCTAGATGGTGTTGGCTTCCCACAAAAACTAACTAGAGTACCGGACACATACAACCCAGCCAGAGGTAGATGGTCTGTGAATATAGACACTAGCGAGTTTATGCGTGACCCATTGGGTTACAACATACCAGAGAGGCCAGAGCAATCACTATCACACCTAGACCCATTCAGAGGAGAAGCACCCAAGCGTGGTTTCAATATACGAAAGTGGATAGCAGACAACCCCAAGAGGGAAGAAGTGTACTCTACAGGAGAATTCAACGGAGAGATAGGAAGTGCCGGTCTTATACCGATACCACCCTGCCTAGAAAAAGCCATGAGCCATGAGAATCCTAAGCATGACGTTAGGATAGCGTTGGTTCTACATCTAGCAGATAACCTACGTTGGTTCGCACACCCATCTACCCTCACATCACAACAGAGAAACGACTCTATAGAGAGTATAGTTAAGTTTATCTCAAAACTAAATTGGAGAGATTACAATGAAAGTACCACAAGATTCCACGTAGCTAGTATGATTGACTACGAGCATATACCAACTAAATGTTGTGTTGATGCCGGACCCTGCTGGGCGCACGATGGAGTAAGGAGGAAATAAAATGATGCTACAAGGAGTAACAAGCGAAGAATTAGATAAATGCCTATGTTGTCAAGGAGAATGGTCCTTGCACACGGCTATGGAAAGGTATTGTGTGTCGTGTAAAACACACATCATGATTATAGAAGATGAGATATATCATAGTCAAGGTTGGTAATCTCCTTAAATATGTATCAGAGTGTAGAAGTTTCATGCTTCTGGTAGACGACAGGGAAAATCCCAAAGTCGTCAATAAATTACTCATGCGTATGGGTAAAGAAAAGGTAAAAGTATGTAGGCTACAGGCCGCCGATTATATCTTAGGTAGTTGGGGTGTGGAGGCCAAGGAGATAAACGACCTATACCGGTCTATCATGGGCTTCGGACGCACCCGCACGATAGTAGCTCAGTTAAGGGACTTACAGGAGGAGTTTGAGAATCCTATGTTAGTAGTCTATGGGACAGAGTTAAAGCCCTACATACCCGGAGGAAGACCAAATGCTAGGCAGGTAGCTATGGAAATGGCACGAATGAGGAAGGTCATACAACAATTCAAGACTACCTTCTACCAACGGTTCCCAAAAATAAGATACATGGAAGTAACCACGATGGACGACTTCACGGATTGGTTGGTAGTCAATCACACACAACAGGGTATGCAGTTATCCAAGCACTCACCACACCTACACAAGTCAGTAAAAAATGCAGAACTAGACCCCCGTGTAGCCGTCCTCTCTACTGTACGTGGTATAACGCCAGATATGGCTAAGGACCTGCTTGAAAAGTTTGGTAGCATACCTAAGATACTAAGGACTAGAACCACCCAAAAGGAAATCATGAGTGTTCCGGGTATCGGTAGAAAAAGAGCCAAGGACATATTAAAGTTACGAGAAAACTACTAGGTTCTGCTCGCCGAAAACTTGTCTGCTGAAGACCCTGTGTTAGCCGAAGCCCTCTGCATCTTGACACTTAGATTCTTGAGTATAACACTGGTGGCATCTGCCGTATCGCTACCAGTACCCGGTTTCCTACTTATTCTTACCAGAAT